CATGGCATAGCTGTCTGCTGCTTCTGCAAGCTCCTTTACGCCTAAACCAACACCAAGCGCAGCCATAGCACCTACAAGCGCATTTACCGCAAACTTTGCCCCGTTGATACCTTGGTCAAAGCCTGAAGTATTGGCTTGTAAGTTCAATAAGAAATCTAAACTGTTTGAAGTCATTCTCTTTTCCTGTAGGCGTAAAAAAGCCGACTTGTTAGATCGGCTTGGGTAATTTAGACAATAAAAAACCCGACTCTTGGTCGGGCTTAATTCAATAACTTCAAAATTACATTATGAACATTTCTTTTCCCATAAAATATCCATTACTTTCGAATTATAAAAACCATCACTATCCTCTTCTATCGATACAGTATCGGTCTCTGAGTTGTAGATAAAACGCCTATAACCTGTATATCCACCCATTTTGTTTTTAGCATTAATTTCTCCACAATTGCCTTTAATATTTCGGAATTTTGCAGCTTCGGGATCAAAAAGATTTCTTCGAACCTTTTCTTCAATAAAATTAATACTCTCAATAGCTTTATTTTGCTCAAGACTCTTTGCCTCTATTTCCAACTTTTCAGCATCGTTTTTTACTTGGTTATTATATTCAATACGTTGCTGCTCTTTAATCGACTTCTCTTGGGCTTCTTGTTTTAGTTGAGCTTGATGTTCTGCTTCTAGCTGTGCCATTTTTTGATTATGTTGTTGCGTTTGAAGTGCTAATGCTTCTTCTCTAGCCTTTCTATCACTATTAGATTTCCAAACGACCCCAATCATTATCAGAACAATAATAATCAAAATAATATATAACCTATTCATTTTCACACCATTATTCCAAACTCAAAATCTCATCAGCCTGTGTAGTTGGCAACTCATGAACGCTTTTTAACTTTCTATCCACTGCACGAGTTCTAACCTGAACAGCCTCAATACTACTTGAGGCTTCGTCAAGTTTTTTCTTAACCTTATCCAAAGCCTCTCCATATTTAGACCATTCTGTTTTAACAGCAGCCAAGGTATTCCACACTTCACCTGAGCGCTTTTCTATAGCTAATGTTCTAAAACCCATCTGCAAACTATTCAGTATTGACCATAGTGTAGTTGGTCCAGCAAACACAATTCGGTAATCTCTTTGAACTAAATCAACCAATGCAGAACGCCTAGTAACTTCAGCAAACAACCCCTCAGTAGGCAGATACAAAATGGCAAAATCTGTAGTTAGTGGTGGACTCACATACTTTTTAGATATATCGCTCGCACACTGCTTGATTGATTTTTCTAGGTCTTTTAACGCCTGATCCACTCCAGCAGCATCTGCATTTTCTTGCGCATCAACCAATCGTGTATAAAACTCTATTGGAAATTTAGCATCAATTGGCAACCATATATGTTCTCCATCACTATGCTTGCTTGGAATTTTTACGGCATACTCAACTCGTTCGGAATTTCCCTTGGTGGAAACATTGGTTTCATACTGATCAACAGTTAAAACCTGTTCAAGCATTACCCCCAATTGAACCTCGCCCCATGTACCACGCGTTTTGACATTTGTAAGAACTTTCTTTAAGTCGCCCACACCACTTGCCAAAGCTTGCATTTCACCAAGTCCGCGATGCACCTGATCAAGGCGCTCACCAATTAATTGAAATGATTCTGAAAGCCTTTTTTCAAGCGTACCCTGTAATTTTTCATCAACAGTGACACGCATTTTTTCCAATTGTTCCGAGTTATCTTTCTGTAAATTAGACAGTTTGGTCTCAATTTTTTCTCTGAGTTGCTCGGCTTGTGTTGCTTGGGCTTGGTTTAATGCATTAACCCTGTCTACAAGCGAATTTAAATATTTTGTCTGCTCATCCGACACAAATTTAAAACTTTGTTGCATGGTTTGAGCATAGGCTTGCAACTCAGTTTTGACTGCACCACCAATTTCCTCTCTCGTTAGTCGAGATTGTTGGCTAGATTCTTCCCGATTTCGACCTAGCTCATGCCCAGTAAATCTTTCTATACGCTCAAACGCTTGATTGATTGGCGTGAGTATTTCTGAGGCGTTTCCACCAGTATTCTTTCTAAGCAATAAAATTAATTGCAAAACAAGAATTAAAAGCACCCCACATGCTATAACAATTTCCAATATAGACATCACATCAATCCATAATTATAAATATTTGATTAAAATATATATTCATAGATTGAATGTGGCAATAAAAAACCATAGTTAATGATCCAACCCACTTACAAACTTATCAAAATCATTATTTTTAGCACTGGCAGCACGGGTTGCTATAGCAATCGTTTTTAATCTTTGCGACTCACATCTTTGAGCCGCCTTTAGATACCCAGTAAAAGCACCATACGACATATTTAAAATATCATCTTGCCTGTGACCGTTTGAAATAAGACGCTGAAACGAATCAAACCAAGAATATTTCTTTTGATTTTCTCTTTGCTGTTTTTTCGGTTTTTCTTCCTTAAAATATGCTTCATTCACCTGAATGATTTTTAAAATCAGATCAGCAATAGCATCCTGATTCCCGATATGTTTTGAGAAAGTCTCTGGATCAAGTGAAGTGATTAAAGAACAAAGGCCCATGATCTGAATAATGCTTGTAAGAATAATTGGCTTGATTGTTTCTACTGAATAACTTTCCAATTGCTTTATCGGATCAGCAAAGTAAGCAAACTGGTTTAGATTCTTAATCTGTATCTGCTTAATCTCAATATTCTGATCAATGAATACATGCGGTAATGATTCATTGTTTAAAAGAAAAAAGTCATTCATAGAAAAAATCCTGAAATACAGGCACATGAGAAGCGGTTATAGCTTCGCAAGGACGCTAATGCGCCCCTGTGCCTGTAAGTATTGCTTAAACTGGTGCTGCAATCTGCACAACACGACCAAACAAGCCAAGACTTGAGTCGCTACCTTTCTCTGCATCAGATAATGCCATGCCGCTGATTTCATAAGAACCAAGTTTTTCATGAATCAATGGGAATGTAGCCGAAGCATCTTTTTTAGTACGCCACAACTTCACTTCGACTTTGCTATTGTCTACTGTGTTGATACCACGGAACGTAAGCTCGTACTCTTTGCTATCTTGGTCATTGATTGTAGTAACCGAAGCAGCACCTGCGGTAAAGTCAGCAGTTAATGGCATGGTTAAACCAGTTACATCACTTAGAGTTACTGTACCGAAAGGTGCATCAACTTTATATTTTGATGCATCAACAACAACTGGCGTTCCAGTTGAATCTTTGATAACTACATTCGACACATTGTAGCCACCCAAATCAACTTCTTGACCTACTGCAACCGTGCCAAGATTCTTGGCTGTCACTGTTCCGCCTGCAATTGCGGTTGCCTGACCATTAAGAATATAAGCAATATTTTCCTTGCTTGCTTCTTCCAAAGTACCTTTAAAATTTACGCTACGAGTTCTTGTCATCATAAAATCAGTAGTGCGTTGACCCGTTGTAGACTCTTGATGTTCGATCACATCGCCATCTAACTCGATCTCGAAATCTGGCGCATTCCCCACATGACGAGCTGCCCCAGCAACACCTGCAACAATCGGCGATAAGTACAATTTACCTTGCAACGAAATATACTGTTTAGCCATTGGCTTTTACCTCTTTTGTTAATTTTGGTTCTGTTTTGACTTCAATAATCAAACCATCGCTTAATAGTTTTTCGATCTGCACTTGTGGCAAATCCCCGATTGTGTCGCCCTTTGACCACGGGCCAACTGGTTTTAATGCTTTATATCGCTTGGACATAAGGACCTCAAAAGCTATTAATTAATCGACACTCGAACAAATACGGTAACCATAACTTGCCCGCTGCAGACATGTGCTGCACACCAGCATTTGCTCTCTTAAATTGTTTAAACCCTGCAGTTTGTGGGTTAAAACCTTGCATACGTTTTAAGATTTCTTGAATCATAGGACTGGCTGCATTACGGATCAGCGTTGTATCTTCAAGCTGTGAACCTGCTTCCTCAACACACAAAACGATAAGCCATTGCTGATAAACAATACTTGCTGAACCATTGCCTGCCGACTCACCCACTCGATCATCCACATAAATAACGCTAATTGATGGTGCAACCGCTGTAGACTCAAGCATGTCATCAACAGAAAAAGGCGTGTATACAGCTTGAATAGACTCAATGTCTTGCAGATGCGCTTTAATGATTGACTCAAGCGCAAAATAATTACTTGGCATCTTTTAATAAATCCTCCAAATAGCTCTCCATCGTAGTCAGCATATTCTGTGCATCATCTTCCGATACACCGAAAATTGGACGTGCAGGAACCGTGATTGATTTACGCTTTACCCAACCGCCCGTGGGAGTTTTAAAAACAAGATAAGGCTTATTCTTCGCTCTAATGGTTCCACCGTAGTGCATCAGCTTTGCATATAGAACATCAGTGAGAATTGAAACGCCATTTTTATTAAGTCGAGTACGGATTGAGTTTAATAATCGCCCCGTATCTCTTAATGTTTGGCCCTTCTGAGCAATTGCCCGCCATGATTTTTGCCAAGGTCTGCCATCTGGTGCTACACCTCGCTTAAAGCGGTCATGAACACCCTCAAGTAGAATATCGCCCAACTCGTCATAGAGGGCTTTATGGTCTCCTGCTTTCGCTTCTACTTTACGCAGCCAATCCTGAATCTTCTCTTGACCCTGAAAGTAAAACCCCTGTCTATCTGCCATGACCACCTCACTTGACGCTTGGCATCTTGTTTAAAACATCATCGCTAAAGACACCGCCACGATATGTAGTCCCAATTGGCATAGTGGTAGGTGATTTAGCAGCAGGCTTAACTTCTTGAGTTGTTGGATTTTTAACAAGTAAAACGTTTGTGCCTTTTGAAACGCCCCTTAGATAGCTCATCGCATCGTCATAACGTCTACGGACTTCTTCAGATGCTTTGCTTTTCCAGAGTAAATAACGGGCAATATCACAGACAAAGATTTTTATATTGTCAGGTGGGTATTCAAGAGGAACGGCATACTTAGCACCAATCCAACCGTCAATAATTGAGCCTGCATCTGCTATTGCAGCTTCAACAGACTCACCCCCCGCCAAATAACGCTCTAACTGTGATACTTCTGTCAGGCTGTAACGCTTCACCATGTCATCACGTGTTGCGTACATGGCAGCCACCGTTATGTAGTAGATTTTACCTTCACCAATGCTTTCGGCTTCAAGACAGTTGGCAGTTGGTTTGCTTGAACATGCAAATCAAAACCGCGATCAAAGTCTTTCGTGCGCTGCTTAGCGTAATAAGGCAATGCTGAGGTATTCACTGTTTCATTGAAGTCAGCAGGCGCTAATGCGGTTACAAATACATCTTGAGTACCGCGTGGGTATGCTGAACCTGTTTTTTCTGCATAAATCGGAGTTCCACCGACTGATTGGCGATTCACGATAAACTTAAGCCCACCAAATTCAAATCCTGATGAATTTGAGCGACCTAGCTTTTGTTCAGCAGCAGACCAGCCTAAGAAAACTTCACGGACGTTTTTATGAGCCACTAAAGCGTCATAAAACGCACGATCCACTTCAACTTCGATTGATGTATAGATTTCTTGGCCCAAGCCATCTTCAATTGCATCAATTACGTCTTGACACTTAGCAGCTACATTGGTTGTGGCTGTGCCTAAGTCAAAATCAATTTCAGTTTGTGTTACACCAAAATCAGTGAAGTAATTGATAATTGTTGAACCATCAGCATCAACAATAATTCCCTGTTTAGCTTTCAAGCGACGAAATGCAAGAGTTGTATCAATCTTGTTTTTCATTGCTTGTAAGCGGTCTAGTACTTTACCTTGCACAGTTTCAGCAGCTGTACTTCCAAATGCTCGCACACCCATTACATCTGACGCTAAAACAACATCTTCAAGCGGCATGTGTGGGATTGTCCATGACTTCGCAATACGAGAGCCCGAACTATTCTTAGGCGCTACACCACCCCAAGCAGTTGTCGGGACAAGAATATTAGTCTCTGTCATAAACTCAGCACCAAAGCTGTTTGTAGTGCCAGGGATTTGTCGGAACAATTCGATGTCCGATGGATTACCGATTCGAGTCGGTAAATTTGTAATAGCTAAAGATAATTCTTCTGTACTAAATACTGATTGATCTAATTCCATGTTTTAGCCCCTTTAAGCTGCACGAACTGGTGTAATGTGTAAAGCTTGTAGGCTTGCTAAAGCTTCTGTTTTTTTGGCGTTGCTTAAGCCTGATTTATAAATCAATGTGCCATCTACAAATCGAGCATCACGCGCAATAACTACACCTTTTGCTGTTTGACCCGCGCCTGTTGTCACTGCATCACCAATAAAGATGCCTGCTGCAACTTCATCAGTCGCACCAGCAAAGATTTGAACTTGACCGCTTGCGTTGTAAGAAATCACTGTGCCATTTGATAAGTCTTGACTAGCAGCAATGACTGCATTTTCACGACTTGGACGATGATTGCCCTCTAATTCCCATGCAATTACATCACTTACTGCTACATGGCTGTCTGTAACTGTTTGAACCATTTCTGCTTCCCCTTATTTGCGTTGTTTTGCTTGGTCTACGAGAGAACCAGCACCAAAGGTTTGTTTTTCATTTCCATCAGATTTCGCTTGATGGGTAAATAAATTGC